TGAAAGAACCTTAGCAGTACCGGTTGCGGCCCTTGTGACCCCGCTCGGAATCTTGGACGTTGTCGTTGGTTTTGGCACCGTCGTTGGCTTCATTCCAGCTTGTACATTGGTGGGTAGTTTCGCTCCTTGAGGAGTTTTAACAATTTGGCCTTTGCTATTTACAAATCTATTTCTAGTAGGATCATAGCGTGTTCCTTTAGCAGCAAATTTATTCATCCTCCTGGTTAGCCTTGCTCTGGATACCTTCTGTCCTAACGAGCTGTTTTTTAGTTTATTCCGCCATCCACCACCAGTTGGAACTATTGGTGGGATCATCGAACCTCCACCACCGCCACCACCAGCTATTGCTAATAAGTTTCTTATTTTAATTAATTCTTCTAACTGTTTTTCTTGAATCGTTGCGTTGTCTTGCCCTGTTCTTTTCTCTGCTGTATCTTTCCTGTCTCTCGCTTTATCTTGTTCAACTATTTGTTCTATCGCGTCTGTTTGTTCTACTTCATTCGCTAACGCATCTGCTTGTTTTGTTTCCTCGACTTTGGCCTCGCCTTCTAGTTCATTAACCTTATCTTTCGTTTCTTCATCGGCTACTTTTGTCGCCTCAGCTGTTGCTTTCTCTTCTTTCTTCTTTTCGCCTAAAGGGTCTGCCATACCTGGATAAGCATCTTGATCTACGGCTCCTTCAAATCCCTGTCTTTGTCTATCACGTAATATTTCTCGTTTGGCTTCTTGTCCAGCTACAAATTTCCTTGAAGTAAAAAGTCCACCTTTGCCTTGGACCATTTCCCTCATACCAGTTAAAAATCCACCACCTGCTTTTTTGCTAAAGCCTCCTCTCGAAACTCCTGCCCATTCTCTTATACTTTTCTTAAAGATGTTTTCATTAGTACCACCTCGAACACTCCTTTGTACTTCCTTTAATCCAAATATATCTTTCTTTTCCCCTGCTTCTTTGGTTACATAGTTAAGTCTTTGAATGTCCTTATCAAGGACGTCCCTGTCAACGTTTTTATCTCCTCTTTGTACTTTGGCTATTGTTTCGGCAACCCTTTTAAGTTCTGCCTGTACGTCGGGTTGATCTTGTAAGAAGGATTCTATATCGTCTCCGGAAGATAGTTTATTACCTATAATACTTGCCGCTCTAGATGCTCCAAATTGCCTTTCACTTCTTCTCCAATCCATTGAGCCTGCAACAGCTCCTGCATCCTCGCCCCATTTACTCATATCAACGTCATCTACACCTTTAACTGTTTTCCTTATAGTTTTTGCTGTATCTGTTGTGTTCTTGCCAAACGGATCTCCAAGATCACCGTGAGGTTCCTCCCATGGTTCAACAGCCGTACCAAACCAGTTGCGATCAATGTTACTAATTTCAATCGGTGTAACCTTGCGAGCTCCAAGATCTGCATCTTTCTGTTTTCTTGCTGCAATAATCGCTTTGCCTTGTGTAGAGTCAACTGGCCACTCGTCTCCTGCTTTACTTGTTACAGTATGGGCGGGCGTTTTATATTGTTTTAGATTTTTTATGTTGCCTTCGTTTGGAGACTTCCTTGGGGCCCATCCATGTTGATTTTTTCCAAAATTCTTTTCACCCCAAGCTTTACGAACTTCAGGATCGTTTGGATCTTGTCCTGATTTTTTAAACGCCTCTTTACTCCATTCCTGAGCACCAGCCTGAGCACCAGGTTCTGAAAGGGGCCCTCGTGAATGTCCTGCCTGTACTCTGTTTTTTATTCCGGCTGATATCTTTTCGATATCCTCTATGTCTTTCTTTATCTTCCGATCTTCTGTTGAGGCGGCCGCTGTTGTTGTTGTTGGCCCCGGGGTGGGTGGTGTTGGTTGACCACCTGCTGTTTCTTGATAACCTTCGGGTCCAAACCCACCTCCATGTAAGACCTTTATAATTCTTTCATCTAATAATTCTTTTATTGCTGCAAGTTCTGCTTCTATTTTTCTACGTGAGTCAAATGCGCCTCTGTTATGTTTTCTTTGTTTTTCATAAAATTTCTTGGCCGTTCTTTCCCGGCCCATATCCCATATTTCTTTACCAATTTGAATAGCGTTGAAGGCTTTGTTAGTTTTTGCGTCTTCTTTTAAGATTTCGAAGTGGTCATCATGCTCGAAGTTTTTTTCTTTCGACATTTTTTCAAAGAGGATCCATTCCTTAGAATCAAAGACCCCTTCTTTCGTAGGATCTTTCTTTCCTAATTTTTCAAGGACTTCTTCTAGTAATAATTCTTGTTTATCCGCCATCTACTTTATTTCCGTATTGATCTCTCTTCTCTGCTTTCTTCTTAAGATGTTGTATTAACATTGAAACGTAAACTTCTCTTTCCCACGGCATCATATTTTCTAGCTCCGTTAAACTATAATGATGTTCTTGCATAAGCAAGAAATTAGTCTTGTAAAAATTTTCAAGACTCTCCTGAGAAAGAGTTAGCCGAAAAAATGTTCGTATCCATTAATGCTAACGGCATTATCTTTTTCACAACTAGAACATTTAAATTCCACGGTGTGTTCGATACGAGGCATCTTAATAAAAAACTCTCTAATCTTATCCATAATTTCAATTGGAAGACCCTCAACAAAAGAAATAACCTCTTCAATTGGTTCGTCTTCTGTACTAAAAGTTTCTTCCCCTTCAACCACATAATCAATACATTTAGCTACTAACTCATCATCTTCTAGTTTATCAATTTGAGCTGCAACTATTGCATTGGGCCATTTTAATTGTACACCCATTTCTTCACTAATCTTTATAAAGTTATTAGGAAGATCATCTAGTCCTAGAACTTTCATATCAGAAAGTTTTAAGGTATAAGGTGTAGACTTTTGGCACCCACCACAGGTAAGTGTAAAGTCAGAAGTTTCACCTACAGATTTAGATCTTATTTTAAGAAATAAATCTTGTAAATCAAACATTGTAAGTTGATAGCCATCAACTTTATCTAAAGAACAATTAGTTATGATTTGCGCACATGCGTTAACCATATCTTCAAATTCTTCAGACTCACTTGCCAACATAAGAATTTTCTCTTCTTTAACTAGGAAAGGTCTAAATTTAATAACCTCTCCTGTTGAAGCAAGAGTGCTTTCAAATATTGGTGTTTGTACTCTAGGTAATGTCATATATTTTCTCCATTATATTATTCTTCTACTGATGCTGATGTTGTCTTTCCTAAATCAATATCAATAGTTCTAGATCTCCAGTATGCTGAAGATATAATTAGTGTTGTTCTTGCTATTCCAACAGCCATTGCTCCCAATGGTATTAAGTTTAATACCTTTGGCGTGACTTCCATTAATTCCCATTGTGTCATTACTGTTTCAAGTGGTTTTATAAGGTCTGCTGCTGGTGCAGGCGGTCCATAAAAAGGATCAAGAGGATCTACATCATCATCTCCACCGGCTCCTTCTAAATAATTCTGGTCTTGATCCCAACTCAAAGCATTAATCCATACTTGACCATGTGTGTCATCTGGATAAGCGCATTGATGTGATTCAGGATCAACACAATGGGCAATCCATGCCTCAAACAAATGTCTTAATTCCCAGTTAATATCTGTTAAGAATGTAATATTTATTTCGTTTCCTAAGAAGTTTACATTTGAATTTCTCATAAAATTCCAAGCACCAATAGGAACTTCTTTGTTTTGTAATACCATACCAGGTATTTGTACTTCTTCACACATCATCGACATAAAATATGTCTGATCCTTCTTGATTATGTTGTGTGCTTTTGGATCATCCATGGCATTAATAGTTTCGTTCAATTTCGCAGGAAGCGCAAATGTACATTCAAACCTTTCAGTTCTAGCTAAAGGGACGTCTCTTATATGTGTTACAAACTCTTGGAATCTTGTTAAAGGATGAGTTGATTTTTGAACTACTGCCATTATACTTGTGCCCTCTTGCGTTCTGGTCGTTTAGCAGATTCTCTATAAACTTCTCCAGCTCTAGCACCAACAAATGCTTGTGTGTCTAAAAATATTGCTGACTTCCAATGTACTGGATTTACTTTATACATTCTACCTGAAACGTGATTTGTTAAATATTTTTTAACAGCCCCTCTTACTTCAGGGTATCTGCTAAAGTTTCTTATAAACCCCCATTGTGAACTTAATTTACTTTTTATATCTATCTCTAAATCAGAGACATCCATAAGTTTGCCTAGTAATCTAGCCCTTACTAAAGGAGCAATATAATGTAAATTAATTCCACTAAAACCTTTTGGCAACGGATCTGATATTACAACTAAAGGAAAAGTATCATAATATGGTAATGTTTCTTTATGTTTGGGGTCATATCTAAAAGCATACATTTGACCTATTTCTAATTGTCGTGCATATTCTCCTAAGTCTGAACCAAATACCTCATTGGGTTGATTCATCCCGCTCGCTACATTACGAACAGTTTTCATATACCAATTGGCAGAACGATCTACATCTCCTGCTTTTAGTCTAATGTCTGTGAATGGTGTTGCCATATAATGTATTTATATTAGATACCCAATTCTTTTTCAGTTATAATCATAAATTCCATGTTTTGTTTTTTACAAAAGTCTTTGGCACTTTTCCATTTGGCTTCATTAACTCCGTATTGGGCTACTTCTTGTATGTATCTTTTGGTTTTTCTCTTCTGTGTTTCGGGAGGTTTTGTAAATCTTTCGGGCTTTACTTCAACAAGATACTTTTTCTTGTCTACTTGTATATAAAAGTCCACCATATATTTGTGTACCTTGTTGTCTAGTGGGTTACGATATGGAATTGCTACTTCTTCTGATGCCCAACCTTTAACTGATTCGTTAAGATCACACCAGTTCATAAATTTTAATTCATAACTAGACCTATAGACAATGGATTGTAAGTCCCCGAGATACTTGATTGGGTTTCGAGGAATAAACTTGCCTTTATATATTTCTTTGGCGTAAACCATATAAATAAGTGTATAACATAACTGAGAGTATTTATATGGCAGACACCGGACACGCAGGGCAGACACTTCAATGGGGAGATAAAGTCAAAGCCTTTTTTGGTAATGACGCTGCACAAGTCAGAATTAAAGAGAAGAACATTTTAGATGCGGTGTCGAGCGGATCTTCGTCTTCTGACGATCAAACGTTTGCAGGAATCAACGATCAGCAAGCTCTTAAAACATCATACGGGTTAGGTAATAAGACTTCTAAGTATAAGAATGGTGATACCTTATGGTATCCTCAAGAACTTTTTACGCCAAGTCAACCACACGGTGTTCATTTTTATATAAATGCCAGACAAACTTCTGTCTCTGCCACAGATCAAATAACCGACCTTACGGGTGCGGACTTAGAGAGATTAAAGCAGGTTAATGAAGTTTACAACAAAGGTTATACACAAGAAAATAGAGCAAAATCTGAGCAGTATGATAATGCAGCAATGATGGCAGGAACACTGGCAGGCGCTATAGGAACCGCAACCGTGGCACAGACTACAAACCTCCTGGAGGATGCTAGTAATGCAGTGGGGAAGGTTGCCACAGGCGTTATCGGAGGCATCGCAGGAGGTGCCCTAGGAAAATGGACTGCGAACAATACGAATACAATTAGACTAATGAAATCAATTCAATTACATGTACCAGCATCTGTAGTAGCAGGATACACGGCTGACTGGAATGAAACAACAACAGGTGCAGCAGGCATTATAGGATCAGGCAGGGGAGACATTTCTGATATAGCAGAGATGCCAGAATTTCTGGCTAGAGGATTCATATCAGCGGCTGCTAATGTACCTAAAGGATTGGGTGCTAATGCAGACTTTGGAGCAGTATTAGAGGCAACATCTAAAAAGGTAGCGAATCCATATAAAGAACAATTATTTAAGAGCATGGGGTTTAGAAGGTTTGCCTTTAATTATCACTTTGCTCCTAGAAACTTAGAAGAAGCAGAGCAGGTATTAGAGATAATTGATACCTTTAAATATCATATGCATCCAGAAGCTTCTGAAGGAGATATGTTTTTAATTTATCCTGCAGAATTTTCAATAGTTTTTGAACAGTTAATGTTCTCTGAAAAAGATGGAGCTGTGGTAGATGATCTGTATGGAGCAAGCATACCTGCGTCTCGGGAACACAATAAGCTTCGAGGGTCACATGTCGTACAAAATCCTTATTTACCTAAAGTATCCTCATGCGCATTAACAGGTTGTAAGGTAACATATGGCCCAGATGGCATGTTTAATACCTTTCAAGAAACAGATGGTATCCCATCAGAAATGACTATGGAATTAATGTTTACAGAACTAGAAACATTAACAGCAGTAAGAATAGCACAGGGGTTTTAATATGTATTTTAAAGCACTACCGAAAATGTATT